AAAAGATGAATGCGGATTCAACTCATGTTTGGATTTGCGGGATTTTTGAATTAACAATGCCGGATGTTGATGAACAGGTTTCTTGGTTTGGGGCTCCATTTATGGTCGCTCCCAATGGAGGGATCCCGACAGATATAGACGAAGGTGATCGGATGATGATTAACGAAGTTCCGTATCGAATTACCTGGTTAGATAATCCAATGAATTATAGTAGGCACCTGGAGATTGAACTAAAACGGTGGGAGAATGATGGCTAAATATATATCGAATGCATTGAAAGTAAAGCGCGAACTCTTATTTAAAGAACGGAAAGCTTTGCACTCTGCAGGGCTGGTGGTGCAAAAGCACGTTACCAGGAATATAAATATGCTCGGAATCGTTGACACCGGTCGCCTAAAAGGTGATTACAAATTCAAAGTTGTAATGAAAAACTTGACCGTTTATAACGGAACCAATGTTGATTATGCAGGATACCAGGAGTTTGGAACCGGAGTTTTTGCCGAAGGTGGCATGGGACGACAAGAACCTTGGGCTTTCAAAACAGCAAACGGGGTTTGGGCTACTACAGAGGGACAGGTTGCCAGGCCACATTTGCGACCGGCATATACTCAGAACGTGGGAGAAATTCAACGGGTTATGAGTAGGGAGCTATCAGCATGACATCAATAAGAACTATGGTTTATGCAAAGGCCGCCGCTATAGCCGACCGGGTATTTTTTGTAAAAGCTCCGGAGGGAACTACATTTCCTTATGTGGTGTTCTCTTTCCCGGATGAGGGGAGGGCATATCATCAGCAAATTGAAAAGATGCTGCAGCTTAGGGTTTACGACCACGAAAAAGACGGCTACACTGTAGCCACCGAGATCGAAACGTTAACCGATGAGCTGGAAGAGGCATTTGATTATAAGACGGCAAGCCATGAGACTACAACAGCATGGTTTCGGAAGATCGGAAGAAATGAGATCCCGTTCCCAGAGGACGATGAAACTTGGGGCAGGGAATTATTGTTTGAAATGAGAAATTATAAGCTGGGGGTATAACCATGGCACTTATAGCAGGACAGGTAAATAAGATTTTATTGGATACTGGAGTCGTTTACATAAATGGAAATATGTTGGCTCCATGTGAGGGAGACAACAGCTTTGTTGTTGATGTTGAATATAGGAACATTCCCTATAATGGATCAGCGGGAAAGACAAAGGGATTAAAGAGGATACTGAGAGAGAACGCGATTTTGACCGTTCATCCGAAAGGACTAACACAAAGCATTCTCAATTATGCTCTTCCCGGCTCAGAACTGGACGGCGCTGCAATCGAAAGCGCAGGCGGCAGAAAAGTTATTCTGGATGCAAAATACATTGATGAGGTCGTTCTTGTTGGTGACCAGAAGGATGGGAACACAAAGGTAATAACGCTCTACAGGGCACTTGCCGACAATGGGTTGACTTTGACTCTGGCAGAGGATTCGGAAACGATCCTGGAGCTAGCGTTCGCGGCTCATTACGATCCTACCGACCTTGCGGATCCTATTTATACGATTGAAGATGCTGCTTACTACGGCTCTTAGAATCAGATCTTAATTAATCCCGGCGTTGGCCGGGATATTTCATAAGGAGCGAGAAATGATTAAAACCAAGCACCTATTTAAATTATCTGCAATGGTAGATAAGATGGAGCTAGATGAAGAACTGAAACTGTTACTCGGTAAAGAAAAAGCAATGAGCGATCAGGAATTAGGCCAAACGATGATTATGGCAATCGTCAAAAAAATGCACAGGGCACAAAAAGAGACTGTTGATTTATTGGCCTCTGTTACCGGAAAAACAAAAGCACAAATTGAGGATCTTCCTATAACTGATTTGATTGAGCTTTTCAAGACAATCCTATCCGAAGAAGGTGTTCTCGATTTTTTATCCAAACAGCCGGAGGGCTGAAACCAGAAGAGGTTTGGTCGTTAATTTCTCGATACGGAGCGGAGGGTTTTAATCTTCCGCTTGTCTATGGGCTACGGCTGGCACGGCAAGCAGCCGAAGAGCGGCTTGAGGGGCGTGTCTGGCTGTATTACTGCAGCACAGTCGCCTATCAGGACAAGAAACACGCTACCAGTTACGAGGATATGATGAAAAAGTTACGCTTGCCAAAACAGTCAACAGAAGCAACCATATCAAAAGAACAACTCAACAAATATGATAATGTATACAAACTCTCTATGAAAAAAAAGGCAAAGTTAAAAAAAGCCAGGAGTGAGAAAAAATGAACGTTTTTGAACTCTTTGGATCAATAGCAATAAAAGGCGGGGACGACGCGAACCGCCAAATTGACCATTTAGATAAGAATGGTAAAAAAGCCTCAAAATCTGTTGGCAATCTCGAAAAGGTAACGGTAGCAGCCGGGAAAGCGATGAAAATTGCTTTCATAGGTGCTGCTGCAGCCATCGGGTTAGTTGCGGTAGGGCTCACAAAGGCCGTTAGTGAGGCTGCAGACCTGGAGCAGATAACAACCGCTTATGAGGTCCTGATCGGCGACGTAGAAAAAGCCGGTAAAGTTATAGCCGACATCAAAAAAGCATCGGCGAAAACCCCGTTCCAATTTAAAGATCTCGCAAAACAAGGCCAAACATTAATGGCCTTTGGTATTGAAGCAGATATTGTTGTGGATAAAATGATGATGCTCGGCGATGTTTCAATGGGTAATTCCGTCAAAATGGAATCCATTGTAAGGGCATACGGAAAGATCCAGGCAAAAGGAAAGGCCAGTCTTGAAGAATTAAATATGTTGACCGAGAACGGCGTTCCTATCCTTGGAGCTCTCTCCGAACAATACGGCGTTACTACTGAGGAAATGTTTAAGATGATTACCGCCGGAACGGTTGGTTTTGCAGATGTCAACCAGGCTCTCCAGAACATGACATCCGAAGGTGGGAAATTCTATGGGATGTTGGATAAACAGAGTAAAACGTTCTCAGGCAGGATAAGCACACTAAAAGACAATCTCACCTTATTATTTGCCGAAGTCGGATCAAAATTGCTTCCGGTACTTGGTCCAATAGTCGACACCATGATTACAAAAATCCAAACCGCTTTGGAGCAGCTCACCAGCGGGACAGGACCTCTCGCGAAATTCACAGAGGTTTTGGTTAAAATAATTGCTTGGGCTGTTAATAACATTCCAAAAATCGGTCGCACCTTTCAGTTTGTGGGAGAGGTGGCCGCTATCGTTGCAGACGGGATAAAGATCGTTTGGGATAAACTTGCTGCAACTGTCCAGGGCATAATTGAGAGCCTTGGCATAGATAAAGTAATCGGCGCCGTTATTGATGTTGCCATCGAATTTGTTGGGGACACTTATAAAGCGCTGAAAAAGGGATTAGATACCGGGGATTGGTCAGACTTGTTTGGGAAAGCAGTAGATCTATCAAAGGTACTGATTACTATTTATGCAGGCGTCGCGCTTGCCAAGAATTTTACTGCAGGACTAAGCACTTTATTTACTGGCATTGTAACCGCCTTTGCGGGAACTTCTCTTTTTGCCACAACCAAAGGTATCGGGATCGGCGGAGTGGTTGCAGCAGTATCGCTCGCGGTCGCTATTTATGACACCGTACAGGATCCGGAGAAAGGATGGGGAGCACTTGCAGCAAACGTCGGAGCAGCTCTCGCGGGAGGCTTCGCGGTTGGAGTATTGACCGGGAACCCAGCAAACGGATTTATGGTTTTCTCTATTCTCCTTAGTTTTGATGTTGGGGAGAAACTTGGCGTTCTGGCAGCGGATGTAAAGGAAGCTGCAGGCAAAATAACCGAATCAATCAGCGCAGGTATAAACGGGACAGAACTGGACGACGACGTTTACGGGACTGCAGAGGGATGGGGAGTTGAGCTTGCTAAATCCATAAAAATCGGTATGGGAGAGTTGTTTGAAAAGGACGACGACGGAACCGCTAAAGGATGGGGAGCCAAAATAATCGAAGGGATCCAGAAAGGAACAATCTTCGATAATATCTGGACTGATTTGGCAACCAGTTTTGATACAAATTGGACAATCACCTCGGCCAATATTGTTTCAGCCTGGAACGATACGGTAGCCAAGGGAAAAGTTGTTTGGAACCAGATTGTTGATGATTTGGAAACCACCTGGAGCACCGCCTCGGCAAATGCTCTAATGTTTGGATCCAGAATAGTAGGATCAATAGTTTCCGGACTCAGGACAGGCGAAGAGAAAGCCATAAAAATCGGATCCGATATTTGGGATTGGATTAAGGAAGGGTTTGGATCCTTCGCTACTCTTGGAGAAGATATAATCCAGGGTTTGATTGATGGATTCAATAAGAAAAAACAGGATGTTATTGATTGGTTTACTGATATATGGGCAGGGATTAAAGGAGTATTTAGTTCAAACTCTCCATCAAAAGAGGCTGAAAAACTTGGCCAAGATATTGATCTCGGATTAATTAACGGATTTAACAAATCTAAAAAAGGAATTATTGATTGGTGGGATTATCTCTGGAATGAAGAAATTAAGTGGGGAATATTTGGATCCCATTCAATCCCCAAGGAAGCGACAGGATTGGGAGAAGATCTCGGAACCGGCGTCGCAATAGGTATGGAGAACCCGGATATTGTAACAAGGCTTACGGAGGCTGCAGCTAGTTGGTGGGACGCGATAAGCGCTCCCGGAACGATGAATCCTGACGAAATTCTTGGGAATATATTTGATATATTTGGCGGAGCCGAGGAAGAGCTTGAAGAGTTGGCCGCTGGAGCCGAAACATTTTGGGATAGAATAGTTGCTGCAGCAAGTGAATCCGGAGTATCGGTCGCCGATCTATCCAAAAAATGGCGGGCTTCTTTGGGCTCAATGCTCACAGATGTTTATAACTTTGTTGTGGAAACCGGCGTCGCTTTTGCCAGCGGAACGGCAGATTGGGAAACTATTCTTGGCAGCTTTGGAACCGTTATGGGGAGTGTTTTAAACTCCGTTTTTGATGCTATAATTGCGGGCATAGTCGCGTCGATCATAGCAGAAGATGCTTGGCTTGCAACAACCTTAACAACCATCGCCACAGCAGTTGTAGGATTTCTCTCCCTGGCATTTGCAGCATTAACCGCTTGGTTTGCATTCTTAGGACCATTCGCGCCGGTCGCGGCCGGGGTCGTTATTGCCGCTGCAATAGCTGCTATCGCAGCGCTTGGAATCCTGGCAGTAAATGCCATTTTCCCGGCTGCAGCCGACACCCCGGAACCCGATGATTTAACTCCAGATTCAGACCTGGACACAAACACGGCCACCGGCGGCAGGCAGATTTCAGAGATTACCGGACCAACCAGGGACTTATTAGTCGACCTCTTAACACCTTTGGCCAGGCTGGATTCCTTAACCTCCATCGGGAACCGAATATATGATTTGCTCGATGAGCGTTTGGTTCCTGGAGGAAACTCCGGAGTAACTATCGAAAGTTTGGTTATATACGGGGATAGTGTAGATCCAGTATTAACAGCCCGGCAGATTGAAGAGGCGCTCGGCGAAAATCTAAACTTTGCACAGGTGGGAAATTTATGATTGAATTAACAAATGCTTTAGATGCTACTTTAATCTTACCTCTTACAATGACTTGGGATGTTGTCCCATTGGCAAAAAATGTTCAGGTTGAAAAACTTACCAGAGGCGGAGGTATAGTCGCGGGATTTCAAGCGCTGCAGCCGCGAAACTTTACGGTTTATGGATCCCTTTATTATGCGGATGTCGACCTTAATCATGCGGCCTATGATGCAATCAAAAAGTTCCTGCAGCAAACGCCGATTGAGGTAAACCGGTATGATGATAGAAATATCATTGCCTATCCGACGAATTTCAAAATGAAAGGATTGGATCAAGATATTGAGCTGGAGGTCAGCATAGGTTTTATTGCTCCGGATCCTTTCTTTTATGGCGAAGAACTGATTCATGAGGAATTAGTAATAAGCGACGCGACACCTTTTGCGGTAGCGAATGATGGGACGGCCAACGCAAAACCCGTTATTCATATTGAGATAACCAGCGGATCCCTTACGGATTTAACCATTTCAGCTAACGGATTTTTGATAGAGATAGA